GGCAAGCATGGAGCAAAAGATTGCCAGTGCTGAGAAGATGTTTGATCGTCAGATCCAAGATTTACAAAGCCAAATCAATCGTGGAGAAATTTACAGAGTTACCAAGGAAGGCCAAAAGGTAACTAGCCAGAAGATTGAAGCTCAGAAAGCACAGCTTGAATCCTTGAGGGCTGAACGGAAGGCAATGCAGGATGCTGATTCAGTTAGAAAGGAATATACCACTCAACAAGCTTTAGTTAAAAAGATTCAAGCGGCTCAAGACAAGCTTGCTGGCATTACTAAAGAAAAGAAAGGGGCTGTATCCACTGCGGATAGTGCCGAGACTGCCAAGCTACGCAAGGAATACGAGGGGCTTCTTGAGCAACTAAAAAAGCCAAAAAAGACTGAAGAAGAAAAGACGATTGAGAGCCTCAATGATCAGATTGCAACTCTCAACGATAAAATTTCAAGAGAGGATTACTCAACTAATCCAAAGAAATATACTGCTGATTCCAAGCAAGTTAGTGAGCTGAGAGCCACTAGGGATGCTTTACAAAAGAAGGTGAAGGAAGGCAGAGCCGCACTTGAGCCAAAGAAAACATACGAGGAGAGGATTGAGGAATCATTAATTAAGAGCATTGAGGATCTTGAAGACAAGATTCAGAAGGGGGACATTGAACCTCGCATTAACAAAAGGCAGGGGGCAGATCCTAAGAGGATTGCTGAACTCAAGGAACGCAAAGCCGCCGCAGTCAAGAAACTTCAGAAGCTACGCAATGAAGCCAAGGTTAAAAAGACTGACGAAGAGAAAAAAGTAAAAAGCCTTGAAAAAAGAGCTGAAGAAATTAAGAAGCAACTTGCGGCTAAAGACCTTCTCAAGAAACCAAAGAAGGCTCCCCTCACTGGGCCAGAGATTGAGAAGGCACAGAAGGAACTAGATGATCTTCTTGCTCAAAGAAAGGATGAGGTTTGGTTCCAGACGGCAAAGGAGCAATCAGCATTGCAAGCCTACAAAGCTCGCACACTCAAACAGATTGCAGAATACCAGAGAATGCTGGACGAAAAGGACTTTACTAAGAAGGTGAGGAAACCCACCCCAGTTGATGATGATCTTCTTGCATTGAAGCGAGAAGCTCAAAAGAAAAGGGATGAAATCAATCAAGAGACAACTCTTCTTGAATGGCAAAACAGAACCAAGACTGAAAAGGCTTTGGATGTTGTTGTTAAGTGGAAGAGGGCGGCGGTGTTGGCCTATCTTGGAACTCTTACAAAACTCACTGCGTCTTCATTTGCCATTCCTCTTGTTAGGATTCCTGCCGAGATTGCAGGTGCTGGACTACGAAGGGTTCCTATAATTCGTGATATTGCCGCATTGTCTAGGCAACAAGCTGGAGGGAATGTGGGTAAAGACATTAAGATTTACAGCAAGGGATTGTATGATGGCGTGAAGGAATTTAAGAATATTGCCTTTAAGCTTGGTCGCTCTCAGCTTGACCTTGAATACGGAGATGGAAGCAAGATTCCTCTTGGCCCATTAGATTTCTTTGGCAAAGTTCACGAGGCATTTAAGAATCCAACAAAGCTTGCAAACTTTAAGTTGGCATTTGAACGCTACATGGATTGGGCGGCTCGTACAGCCAAGGCAAATGGAGAGAAGTTTGATTACAATGATCCTGTATTGCAACAGAAGGCGGCAATTGAAGCTTTCAAAGAGGCTAATCGTTCCATCTTCATGCAAGACAACAAGATTGTTAATCAATTCAACTTGCTTGTTAGCAATTTAAGGAAGAGTGAAAACCTTGGAACTAAGATTGCTGGAGCCGCACTACAGGAGTTTCTTCCAATCGTTAAGATCCCCACAAATATTGTTGCTGAAGTGTTTGAGTATCAGTTTGGAGCATTTACTGGAGCTTCAAAAGTATTGAAAGCAATGAAGAATGGATTGGATAAATTGTCTCCAGAAGAAGCAGATGTGATTATGAGGCAACTCAAGAAAGGATCTGTTGGGCTTCTTGCTATGGCTATTGGTGCGGCCTTACCAGATACTTTTGGTGGATTCTATAGAAAGGGAGTGGAAAAGGATGAAGAATCCCCAGACTACGGAGGGATTGTCATTGGCGGACAAAAGATTAGTAAAAATTTCCTTCACAACCCAGCATTTGTGGCATTCCAGATTGGTGCAACAGTGAGAAAGATTTGGGACGATTCAATTGATGGTTCTTCTGGTCTTGGTGAAATGACAGCCACTGCCGCATTTGCGGCGGCTAATGCCCAGCTTGGACTTCTTGAAGAACTTCCTTTTGTTAGCTTCTCTCGTAATGTTGGTCAGTATGTTGACCCAAATAAAATGGGTGCAAATATTGGCGGAATGGTGCGATCTAACATCCCAGGTTTTGTGCAGGAAACTGCTCAAGCTACGGACATTCAAGATGGAACTCCTCTCGACGGATTAATATCGTTGCTAGGCTATAAGGGTAAGGTTACAAAAAGAGTAGCTGATGATTTCACTAGCCAGATTGAATCTGGTCTTCCAGTATTCCGCCAGCAACTTGAAGAAAAATAATGGCAACGACCAAACAACCTAAATTTCCCCATCCTCCTTTGGAGCAGGGAGTGGCTCAATATCCCACTCCAGCCATTCCAGATTTCATTACGCAGTCTGGGCATATCATCTTGGTGGAGAAGGTTAGTGCAGAGAAGGGATCTTACACGCCTAGACAACCAGCAGTTACTGATACAAATCCAGTTATCTACACTGGAAGAGATGCTAAGAAGTGGCCTTCTCAATTGTATTTGGTTCATGAGCGTCCAGATGAAACTGGAGAGTTTGTCTATCGTTATTGGGCAAATGATCGCACTTTAACTTCTCAAGACCCTTGGAACTACGGAATTAGTTACGATGGTGGAGATCCATTTTATCCAACTTACACTAGGGAATATATTGTTCCTAGAAGCCAATACACTGCCATTCCAGTTGGAGGTCAAGACCCTGTATTTGGTGCTGGTCAACCAGTGACTTTGAATGTGAGTGGCACAACAGCCACCATCACTGGAACTAATTTTAGTTATGCCAAGGGAGCAAACATTTATGTTTATACCCAAAGCACAACCACGCAAACCACTCAGCAGAAGTATGCGTTAGGTTCTTTCACTCTTCTCACTGCATCTGCCACTACTCTCACTTATGCAGTTCAGTCTGGAGCTACAAACCCTAGCGTTCCTATCTTCATTAACCCAACTGTTATTAGTGAGCAGGAAATGGCTCCACTTGGGGAAGACAATCCTCTGCGTTCTCGTTATGTGAAGGTGAAGAGGGTTTATGAGCCAATCCCTTCCACTGTTCTTACTACCAACACAAATAAGGCTGGATTGATGGGAAGTACGGCAAAAAACGATCAACTCGTTACTGCCACAACAAATCCAAATGAGCTGTCTTTGAATCTCTCTGGTGAGAGCATACTTCAATCCACTGTTGAGCATATCAGTGCCAACAAGTCCAATCTCACCAATATCATCACTGACGGCCCTTATAGCCTCTCTGGGGACTCTTTAAACAAGTTTGGCACTACGGAGACCATAACGGAATCAATCGTAGCGGCAGGGACTACAGCAACCACTAGTGGAGCATTGCTGTTGAGCGATGACATCACTCCCATAGACATTACGAAGTCTCAAAGAAAGCAAGTGGTGTTGGATTCAGTCCCTCCATCTCTTGTTGTTTATGAGTCCACGCAGGATAATTCGATTGTCCAGAACGTGACTAGCTACTTGAGCCGCAACATATCCAGTGGGAATGGAGCATTTGTCCCGCCTGTGGTTCCAGCCTCTCAAGTTGTTTATTCTCCAACTGCCGCCACTAACGCAAGCGGATACGCAAAACTCACGTTTGCCTCATTTCCAAGCATTCAAGTTGGAGATTTAGTTTCCATGTCGGGAGTGTTTGCTAGTGGATGGGGGCTTCCAGTAGTAACGGCAACTGGTTCTTTGAACGGATATGCCACACTCACGTTTGCCACGCTTGTAGCCACGGACGTTGTTGTTGGCGATCAGATTAGGATTAGTGGTCAATCTTCTAATGGGTGGGCGGCTGGAACATATACAGCCACGGCAGTTTATTTATCAACGAAAGTAATTGCATTAAGCTTGCCAGCGACAGGATCATCTGCCGCCACTGGATATGCCGCAAACACCAGCACAAAATATGCTGTTACTGCAATTACAACCTCCTCGCCTTATACCATCACATTAAGTTTGCCTGTTGTTGGGGACGCAACCACAGGAGGTGCAGGAACCTATAACATTACACAAAACAATAATAGACTTCTTCAAACCTCTGATTCTGATATTGGTTTCCCTTGGGTGAGGAGAATTAGCAAGTATCTGCCAACTGCCTATACGTCTGTTAATGGATATGTGCAACTGCCTCCAAGCAGGACGGAATACAAAACTTTTCAATTCAGTTTTCCTGGCCTAATATACACATGGGGTGAAACTTCTACTGGAACTTCTGCAACATTTACATACCCCCAAAACAGATTGCCTCTTGATATAACTTGCACACAGAAGCTTGTTTATACTTATTACGACTACCAGCCAAATGTGTCGGCATTGAAATTCTTTAAGGTGGTGACACAGCCTTGGGCTATTAATTTCTTTGGTATTCCTAAAAACACTATTCATCCTCCTGCTCCAATTTCATTTAAAAATGATGCGTCTGTTGACAATGGAGTTACTTATGGAATTTTTGGAGGTGCGGCATCCACTCCAACAACCTACAAGATAGGTCAACAGATTCTCATTGGAGCTGATGTTCAGCTATGGCAAGGTGGAATTTATGTTCAGCGACTCATCTACACTCAAGAACCTTTAAGTTAATATTATGCCTTGGTCATTTTCTCAAATCACTGCAATATATTCTGAATCGGCTGGGGCTGGGACACTGGCGTTGTCTGGATACACCAGTAACACAGATTTGGTTTTATATACAACTCTTAAAGGATATACTACAACAGGGACAGGAGGAGTAACTAGCCCAACATCTTGGTTTATTACTTGGGATCAAACCACCTCAACCACTGGTTATGCAAATGGAGTGTCGCCAACCATTCCAAGTGAGATTTATATTAACCAATACCCAACCAATACAACAAATAATGATGTTTATAATTTTGTGTTGAAGCCAAACGGAATTTGGACTCTTAACTTTGTTAAAGCAAACGCAACAGCAACTCATCCTGTTTCCGTGTTTTTTGTTGGATACGATAACGTAAATAACCTCACTTACACTAAACAAGTAGCACTTACTCTGTAATGCACCCTAATCATAAATTTGAAGAGGAGCCATTTGCTCAAACTTCAAATGTAAGTTTTGTTGGAGGTAGAATTATAGTTAATGAGTCGTTGAATCCTATTGTTGGTTTAACCACTCAGCTTAATGCGTTAAGCACATCAACTGCATCCAACACATCTTCTATAGGAATATTAAGCACTTCCAACATTGCTTTAAGCACGTCTATTGCCTCCAACACATCGTCTATAGCTTTGTTAAGCACTTCAAACGATGCTTTAAGCACATCCGTTGCATCAAACACATCTTCTATAGCTTCTTTAAGCACTACAATTGGGACGCTCTCGCAACACCCATACACTGTTTGTATTAACGGAACTCCCACATCAATCACAATATTGTCATCTCAATAGCTTATGGCTCAAGTTAATTATCTTGGCTTGTTTCCGTGGTGTCCCACTGTTACCAATGATAGATCATTACTTGGAGATAAAACTTATTATCCAGTTGGATTTACAGAAAGTGAAATGGCGGCAATTTATTGGAAGATCAAGTCTTGGAAAGTTACCGTTCATTCAATAGCAACTGAGAATGCACCACCTTCGTCTGCTTGCCCTCATGGATTTTCAAATTCAGTTGATGCAACTGGATCTATTCAATTAATGATAGGAGGACAAACTCCATTGACCAGTGAAAGTCAATTGGTTTGTCAAACAGCTCCTTATTTTACAATTAATGGGTCTTATCCAGCACACCCAACAACAACTACTAACAATTGTGATGGAACAACAACCCATCCAGACGCAGGGTTTTTAATTGGTAACACATATATGGGGTCAAGTGTTTATTATTATGATGGCAGGTATTTTCCATCCATTCAAATATATGGGGGGGTTGCTCCTTGGTGGCAATTTAATCCAGTTTCAGTGTCTGGCCTTACTTTTACGTCAAGTTGCACGATTTCATCTCCTTTTTTTTCCACGCAAACAATAAACATTTATAACCTTTGGTCTCCATCCAATAGCAACCTGCCTTCATATTCAGCAACTTCTACTCAACTAGTTACTATTGAAGCCGATAGTTATTGGCCTTACAATCCTTAATTCTCTTGACAAAAGATTACTGATCAAGCAATCAGTTGGGTATTGAAATGATTGTTGCAATCTCATATTACGATGGGGATAGGGAGCTAATGAAGCGTTGGGCTAACCACGTTGAGAAACTTGGCCCTTATCCAAACCACAGCATAATCCTAGCCCCAGCTCACGGAAGCTCGACTGACGGCATCTTAGAGACATTGCAGAGGTGCTTTGGAAGTGTGGACGTACAGGCTTGCCACCACACAGAAACTGGATGGCCTATTAGTTGCAATATGGCATTTGAGAGAATTGCTTGGCACGTCTCAATGAACGTGAAACAGCCGTTTTTATTCATGGAGCCAGATGCAGTTCCACTTAAAGCTGGATGGTTAGATGCTATTGAGCAAGAATACAATACCTGTGGAAAGCCATTCATGGGGGATTTTGTTGCAATTAATGGCATCATGCCAAACGGAATTGATCACATGAGTGGGGTCGCAGTGTATCATTGGAATCTTCATGCCCTTGCTCCAAATATTTTTAGGAATGAAAGAACGGCTTGGGATATTGCATCTGCTAGAGATGTTGTTCCAAAGCTTCATAAAACGAATCTTATTCAACATGATTGGGTTCCAACCGCAAAGTGGAGGAGAGATAAGGTTGATTTTACTTGCGTAAAAACCAGTGCTTTAATTTATCATCCAGACAAGCTTGGAGTGTTGATGAACGATGGACTATCTCCGAATGATGTGCAGGGAGATCCTGCAATGGGTGGTGACTTGGTTGCTCACAAGCCCCATGAAACAAAGGATAATCCAGAAGTCATAACAAAAAGTTCTATTCCTGCTGGAACTCCACAATCGGAAGAACAAGCCATTTTACAAGCCATCAACATATTATCCTTCCATGCCTCCTTTAGCCCAAAAAACAAAAAGAAAATCAAGGAATGGCTCTGCGAAAGGGGCTTCAGCCCCAAAGCCAAGGGTTCCGTCAAGCCTAGAAAGAAAGTTCGATCTAATCTGGGCAAGCATAAACGGACAGGAACTAGCAACGGAGTTCAAGTTCCATCCAGTTCGGAAGTGGAGAGCTGATTATGTTCATCACGGCTCCCTAACTCTAATAGAGATTGAGGGGGGAGCATGGGGAGGAAGACATAGTAGGGGTGGAGGATTTCTTAAAGACGCAGAGAAATACCTAGAGGCCGCAAAGCTTGGCTATCGTGTTATTCGCCTCACATCTCCGTTAATTACGATAGAAAACTGCGAGTGGATTAAAGGATTGATAGAATCTCGTTGATTAGTTGATATTAATTGTAGTAGTTGGAATGTAGCGTAAGTGGAGTCGCTTCCACAAATTAGGCGTATGGAGGGGTCGCCGCTTCCGAAAAATAGGATTAACACTAGTTAATCCGTCACTAAACTCCAACAAACTATTATTTAATTTTATGGCTATTACTTGCTCTACAGTTAATGATCTGTTCCAGAGGGAAACTAATCGTTTCTCGGTGGACGTTCATGAGCGTTATTCCGTCGATTCCCCTTGGGGTCGCTTAGTCCGTGTGGGTAAATTCCCTCAAGGCATGGGCACTTCCCTTACTGAAGTTACAGTTGAGCGTGTTCTCTCTGGTAGCTTCGAAAATAGCTGGTCAGACGTAACGACAGGAACTTCTGGTTCTGTGTCGAATGGTTGTGTTCCAAATCCTGCTGACCTTTCATTCGGTCAGACGAATCGTACTTGGAATCTTCAGACCAACAGCTATCAGACTCCTTGTATCTGCTTGGACGATCTTAAAACCTCGTTCCAGATTGAGAGCCAGATTGCTAAGACTGTCCAACAGCTCACTCAGCTCACCAAGACAGTTCTTGACAATCGCCGCCGATCTGAATACTTCCGTCTTGTTAACAAGATTGTTGCTGGTTATAGCACTGAGTTCGGTGCTGGTAACATTAACACCGCCATCTCCACTTCTGATGGAACGAGCCACATGGCTCCTCCTACAGTTCAGCTTTCACAAGATCAGCTTGACACCATCCGTGTTCAGCTCATCCGTGATGGTGCTGGTCAGAACGCTCTTGGACGTGAGGGTGGATCTCCTGTGCTTGGTCTTATCACCAGCCCTGAGACGAGCCGTCAGCTCCTTCGTAACAACGACACACTCCGTCAGGACATCCGATTCGCTACTCCTAGCGAGTTGATCGCTCCTCTTGGTGTTGATCGTTCTTATGGTGGGTTCTACCACATGGCTGACTTTGAGGTTCCTCGCTATACTTGGACAACTCCTAGCTACAACAGCTCTGGTGTTCTTCTTAGCGGTGGATTTGCTCAAGTCTATCCATTCGTTTCGGCTTCCACCTCAAAGGGAACCACTTGGAACGTCAATCCTGCGTATCAGTCAGCTCAGTACGAGGCCGCATTCATCTTCCACCCCGATGTGTATGAGGAAGCGGTTCAGCAAGTTGGGCCTAACATCCCTAATGCCTCGTTTGACGATTATCCGTACTACTACAGTGGTCAGTTCTTCTGGCTGAACATCCGTACGCCAGATACCAACCCCCTTGGTAAGATTGGTCGCTGGTTGTCGGTGTTCAACAATGGTAGCCGACCAATCGCTCCTTATCTTGGTAAGGTTGTGATCCACAAGCGTTGTGCCAACGATCTGAACTTCTACACCTGCGTTAACTCCTAATCTGAGTTAATCAGTAATTAAGAGAAGCCCCTCCAGAAATGGGGGGGCTTTTTCTTTGCCCTTGACCAATCCCATTACTTGCAATTTACTAACACCATGCCAGCAACTACTAATAATATTTCTGTAGAACAGAATGTTCCTTATTCTTTTATTATCTACGTTCAAGATTCTTCTGGAAATCCAGTTAATGTTAGCTCTGGATACACTTTCTCTTGTAAGGTTAGGCCAGATTACCAAGCTTCTCCTTTGGTCACGTTGTCATTAGGAAACGGCGTTTCAGTTGCTTCAACAACTCCTTGGGGGGTTACTATTTCCTTCACTTCTGCTCAAACTCTTTCCTTTCCTGTTACTACAACTACGACCACGCTTTCCTATGATGTTTTGATGACTCAAACAAGTGGCAGTTTCAATACCATGCTTGCAAGAGGGACGATCAGTGTTGTTGGAGCAATTACAAGGTGAGTGTAATTTACAAAGCTCCATCCGTTAGTTCTATTGCTTATCAAGCAAGTTCTTCTCCTTCTGTTTCTGTTTCAATTCCCATTTATTCCATATCCTATTTATTAATTGGAGGTGGTGGAGCATCTGGTGATTCTTCAGATAATGATATGGGTGCTGGTGGAGGAGGTGCTGGCGGAGTTATTTCATCATCTATTTCTGTTATTTCCAGCAATATTGTTTCATTATTAATAGGAAGCGGAGGAGTAGGGCAGGGACAGGGCCTGTCGGGTGGAAATGGAAATAGCTCTATTCTATCTTATGGATCTTTTTCTAATGTTGCATTAGGAGGAGGCGGAGGTGGTGGTGATTTAATTGGTTATTTAAATGGACAAAATGGAGCCTCTGGTGGTGGAGCAGGAAATTCAGATGCTGTTTTTGGTTCTATTGGAATAGGATCTCAAGGAAGCAATGGAGGACTTGCACAATGTGTTTTTTTTAACAATTCTGGAGGAGGCGGTGGTGGAGCTGGTACTGCTGGAGGATCTCCATTTCAAGATGGAGGTGGCGATCAAAACGGAGGGGCTGGAGGGAACGGAATAGCATCATCAATTACTGGAACTTCAGTGTATTATGCGGCAGGAGGTGGAGGAAATGCTGGTGATATAGCAGGAGCAAATGGATTAGGTTGGCCTAATTATGGCAGTGGTGGAAACGCAGGAACGCAAGGAAGCAATGCTGGATCTGGTGTTGCAGGTGCTTGTATTCTTTCCATCCCCACTGCAAGATACACTGGAAGCTTTTCTGGAACTCAGGCATCTGGCTATCCAAAAGTGGTTGGATCAAATACGCTTCTTTGTTTTATTTCTGGAACTGGCACATATACAGCCTAATCCCCATTGACTCATATCATTTATCCTTTTATTAATTCCAAACCATGAGTTCATCCTTCCCCATCCCTAAAGGCTATTCTGCTCCAGATGGAGTTAAGGAAGGCCAAGAGTTCACTGAAATTGCTTCCTTCAAATTTGAAGGAAAAGAGATGACTCTCCTGTCTGTTGGGGAAGATAAAACTCCAGTTGCTTCCAAAGATAGCAAGCCAAAGGGAGCCAAGGATGCCATTAAGGATCAACTTTCCGCCCTTGAGGACAAGGAAGGTAGCGAAAAGATGGAAGACACTGGGGACGTGGATTAATGAACCCCACTGGAACCACTCCATTTTTAGGAGCCGCCACTAGCATCACGCTTCTTTTCTTTTCTTTTATTCCAGAGGTTCCACCAATCGCTCAATGGATTTGTCTTGCTTTGTCTGCCGCCGCCTCTATAATCACAATCATTAAGAACTCCCAACGATAATTTAATATGGCTGTCTACACCCCAGTATTTGCTAGTCCATCCGATAGTTCAAGCATCACGCTTTGCAAGATACTTGATGTGTTGGCATCAAACTCTGGTTCAGAGCAAGCTCCTGTTGTTGGATCTATCTCCACAGGATCTGGAACGCTAGTTGTTAACACGGCAGATATTTCCACTCTGGCATTCTCTACAACTGCCGCATCGTCTGGAACTATTGGAATTTCCGCATCTGTTGATGGAACAAATTATATTGCCACTTCTTACACTGCGTTAGCAAGTGGAGGAACTTCAGCAAACTTTAATGCCTCAACTGCTACGATTGGACAGATTAACACAGTTGGCCTTTCTTATGTAAAATTCACGGCAACTTCGCTTGTTGGAAGCACAACAATCACAACAGTTGGAGCTAATGGAGTTAGCAATGTTATGCTAGACAATCCACTTCCTACTGGAAGCAATGTGATTGGTGTTGTTGGAACGCAAGCGGCTAACGGAGCCGTCACATTTAGTGGCGGAACTGCCACATCAGCAACTGGCGTGTCTTTGGGAGTAAGTCCAACCAAGTCCCTTACCATCCAGAATACGTCTACTGGATCAGCAATTTTGTATGTTTCCACAACAAGTGGAACTCTTACAAATGTAAACTCAATAAATATTGCCGCAGGAGTTGGGTATCAGTTCCCATTCATTCCATCTGGAACAATTTATATTGGTGCATCTGCTAGTTGCACTTATTCATTCTGGTACGCTTAATAGCGTCCCCATAGATTATGGGATTTACTCTTAAAAATAAGTTTCAGACCCAATCTGGGTTTCTCAATCTTAGTGTGGGATCGGCTCCAGTTTTTACAATTAGCTACCTCGTTGTTGGTGCTGGCGGTGGAGCAGGAAGTGCGACTTATAACGAGTTTTCAAGCGGCGGTGGAGCAGGAGGTCTTTTAACTGGGTCGCTATCTTGGGCAAGCGGAATCACTTTTGTTGCTACAAGGGGAGTCTATGGTGCGAATGGACAAAATGATGGAGATGCTATTGACTATGCTGGTAGCAATGGCGGAAACTCCTCTTTGGTTTATGGATCAAACACAATTCTAGCTTATGGTGGTGGCGGTGGTGGAAGTGGTAACTTTAATGGAGGTAATGGAGGATCTGGTGGAGGAAGTGGAGAAGGCTTCTCTGCTCCTACTGGAATATCTGGTCAAGGCTATAATGGAGGACTTGGATATGGAGGTGACGGAGGAGGAGGTGGCGGTGCAGGAAGCATTGGTGGAGATCGTTATTTCGATGAAGAAAATGGTGACTATACTGGAATAGGAGGAAATGGATTAGTTTCCTCAATTACTGGAACTTCTATAATTTATTCTGCTGGAGCAAGTGGAACTGGTGCTGATAACAATTCAAACAATCCTACTGGATGGGGAGGTAAGGGAAGTGGAGGGAATAGAGGAGCAGTAGGCCAAGTGTCTGCTGGAGATGGATGGAACGGAGTTGTTATCCTCTCTGTGCCAGCTTCCAAATACACAGGCATAATCACTGGATCTCCATCAGTAGATCCGAATGTAAATGGCAATACTATCATCACTTGGAATGGATTAAGCGGAACTTACATTTCTTGACATGGCAAACTACGCTCACATTTCAAATTCAGTGGTGGACGATATGATTTCTGCCGATGCAGAGTTCATTTCCATTTTGGATAATGCAAGCGAGTGGGTAGATACCACAGGAATTTCTGTTGGAATTGGATACAACTACAACGGAACTGATTTTTACCTTCCTCAACCCTATCTTTCTTGGACGCTTGATTCCGAACTCAAGTGGGTTGCTCCAGTTGCAAAGCCTACGGATGGTCAAAAATACAAGTGGAATGAAGAAACCCAAGAGTGGGTTGTCTTTGTGCCTTCAAAGAAGAAATGAAAATAGCTTTCCTATGTCTCATAGCCATTGGTCTTGTGGGATGCTCTCACGCCGATCCTCATGCGTTTATAGCCCCTTCTAGCTCCGCTATCGTTGGTGATATAGGACGAGCAAGGGTTTCAGCAGTAAAGGCACAGCATGGGGATAAGCAAGCCGCCAAGGATGTTGTTGATGCCTTATCCAAAGCACAGGATGATCTTGGTGCTTACACAAAGAAAGTGGAGACGCAAACAAGTTTGCTATCTAAAGCATCTGATGAGGCTAACTATTGGCATGAAAAGCAAAGCAAAGCCCTCACTCAACTTTGGATTTTGAGAGGAATCCTAATTGCTGAAGTGTTGGCTCTTCTTGGTTGGATTGGATTAAAGACAAGCTGGAGATTCTTCCTGTGACTTCCTCCACATGGCAGAGAATGTTTCTCTCCATCGTTGGAATCTTCACGATTGAGGGGAGTTGGAGATGGGCAATAGCTCACCTCTACACGCTCCCCACCTACGCCATAGCTGGATTTGTTTCTCTCACTACCAACTGCTTTTATGTGGTGGGTAGTATTGTGATATTCATGGTTACAGGAAGGCTCATCTACGAGTGGAGGATGAACACGAATCAGATGCAGGAAGTGGCTAGTGAGGCTTCAAATGTAGTTGAAGAGCAAGTTGGAAGGATTGTTAAACCAAAATACTTCGATGACAGATCGTTTTAAAAACAAAATCATTCCTTGGCTGTTCAAGTGGGAGGGAACATCCTACGAGAACGATCCAGATGATGCTGGTGGAGCTACCAAGTTTGGAATAGATCAACGATCTCATCCTTCCGTGAACATCAAGGAACTAACGGCAGAAGAAGCAACAGACATTTATTGGTCTGAATATGTGAAGTATGCTTGTGATCACCTCTCACCTCCTCTTGATTGGGTGTTCTTTAACGCTTGCGTCAATTGTGGGATAGGAAGGGCACAGAAGATATACAAGCAATCTGGTAAAGATGCTTCTAAATTTCTATCCTTACAGGATTCATTTTATGAATCTCTTGCAGAGGCAAAACCAATCACAAAGAAGTATTTGAAGGGATGGTTGGCTAGAACAGAAGATTTAAGGAAAGTTTGTAATCTCTCTTGATTCTCTCCTGCTCCGCAGGGGATTTTAATCACGTTGTAATTTGCGTCAAGCAAATAATTTTATGAACATTCGCTTTACATAAAGCGGAGAAAAAGTAAGGTGGGGCTTCATGAAAAAGATCCCATGCCCATCCTGTAAAAATCCCTGCATTCCCCACAAATGCAAGTCCTGCCAAGACAAAGCCGCAGAGACATACAAGAGGATGTCAAGAAAAAAAGAAAAATAAATTTTAGGCTATATCAAAATATTTTCTTGATACCATTAGACCATAGTCTTATTCCTAGTTTCGTCAGCAACAACCAACAACCAAAATGGCAACAACCAAAACTAAAACAACCGCAGTTAAAAACACCAAGAAGCCTTGTGCCCTTGAGAGTCGTATCAACGTGATTCAGATTAATCAAACCCACCTTGGCATTGCACAAGGAGAACTCGCAGACGCAGTTGACACATACTCCACATGGAGCAGTAATGCGATCTGGCTTGGCCTTTCTGCCGCCGCAGTGGGAATCATCAACAGCCTTCTTATCATCACTCTCTTCCTCCGCAAGTAATGAGCAAGAAAGAAGAATACACCGCAGAGGAGAAGAACGACCTTCTCATTTCCACGCTATCCGCAATCCGTGATAGCCTTGATGAACTCATCTCATACATTGATGATGTAGCAGAAGAAGTGGAATAACCAACCAACCTAAAACACATGGAAAACAAAGCACAAGCAGAATACTCAGCCGCCCTTGTTGCGGCAATCGGAGAGCTACAGAACGTAGCAAAAACAGCCAACAATCCGTACTTCAAGAGCAAATATGCTCCTCTGGATTCCATTGTTGATGCAACTCGTCCAGTATTGGCAAAGCATGGATTAGCAATTCAGCAGATGCCTGTATTCTCGGAAGGAAGGGCTGGAGTGGAAACCACCATTCTCCATAAGGCAGGACACTCAACTTCCTCAACGCTTCTTCTTCCTCTCAAGGATATGAGTCCACAGGGAGTTGGAGGAGCCATCACTTACGCTCGCAGGTATGCTCTTGCGGCTGTTTGTGGACTTGCAACTGAGGATGACTTGGATGGTAATGAGCATCTGGGAGTTAAGACCACTGAAGCTCCTCGTTCTGCGATTGCCAAGGCAATTGACAAAACAGAAAGCATTAAGCCAACTGGATCTGCGTCTCAAGTGCTGGAGGGAGTGCTTCCAACTCAAGCCAAGATTGCCGCTAAGAGCAAGGAAGGATCAGCAAAGGTTTGGACTCTCTATAGTATTGAGTTCAATCACAACGGCAAGATTGTCGAGACCATGACATTTGATGAGAAGTTCTTCACTCTCGCCACTGACCTTGGCAAGGCTGGAACGCTAGTGAATGCTGGCATTGCGGCAGGAAAGAAAGATCCTACCAAATGGGAGCTTGTATCATTGGAGGAGGCAAAATAATGACAACCAAAGCATATACATACGCATTTGCAGGACAGCATAGTGCAGGAATCACAGTTCTTGATTACTTTGCCGCCGCCGCACTTACAGGGATGCTACACAATTACAAAACATCAGCAGATGATGATTTGTATGACATGGAAAAGCTAGAAAAACTAATGGAAGGAATTGCGAGTGATGCCTATACAGTCGCAGAACACATGATTGAAAGTCGCAAATGCTATAATCATGAAGCAATATTGTAATGAAAAAGAAATCTGTTTTTAACATAGGACAAAAATATGAACGATTCATGGCAGTCTCATGCTCCCACGGCAAATACGCAGACCCAACTGCTATTGATGCGGTTCTCAAGATGCGAGACAAATGGAAGCCTGAAATTGTTGTGCATCTGGGAGATTGGTGCGACACAACTGCATTTAGGTCAGGTGCGCATGGAAGTTCAGACGAATCTGAACCTGTTGCCCCAGACATTGATGGCGGAATTGAGTTCCTTAGAAAGTATAGACCAACTCATGTGCTGGATGGAAACCACGAGCACAGAATACCCAGACTGCTTAATCACCCTAACGCCATCGTATCATACGCCGCAAACAAGGCTTCAGAGTATATTGACAACGCTTTCCTCAAGATTGGTTGCCGCCGTATTCCGTATGACGGAGTTTTTCAGACATATATGGTCGGTGATGTGACCTTCACTCATGGAACCATTTATAACGAAAACTCTGCTCGTGATATGGCTGAGATGTATGGAGGCAAAGTAATCTTTGGACACACTCACAGATCATCTATGGGAGAAGGAAGAACCCTCAAAGAATCCACAGGATATTGTGTTGGAACCCTTACCAGAAGGAGTGGAATGGATTACGCCAAATCCAGAAGGGCTACGCTGGGATGGAGACAAGGGATGGTGTATGGAGAGATAGGGCCAAGGGATTCCGCAGTGTGGCTAATCACTCGTGGAGAGTTCAATGAAGAATGGAGGTTGCCACTATGAGCATTAACGACATTTGGAAAGAAGCCATTTCTCAAATCCAAGTTAAAGGAAAGCCACCAGAAAAAGCAGAAAAAGGATTTCACACTGCATCTGAATTAGCAAAAATGCTAAACGTGAGTGGCACAACAATGAAGGAAAAATTAAGAGTAGGAGCAATGCAAGGAATCTTTGAATTAAAGAAATTTAGAATTAAGTCTGGAAGTTCAATTAAATCAGTAAACCATTATAAAGTTATCAAATGACACTAGAGAATCAACCAAAACACATCCAAAACGAATACTATGTTGAGGAAGACTATTCAAAGCTTGCTGGCCCATACGACACTTCTATCAAGCGGCACAATCGTTACCTTGCCGCAGTTGTGGAAGATATGGAACGTGGATACATTGACTATCGCATCGTTGATGATGAGATGGGAAGGAAGTATGTAGAGAGGAAGGGCATGATCCTACCAAAACGATGAATGATCCTGTTAATAGCCCAAGGCACTACACTAACTCTCCCTCTGGGATAGAGCTGGTTGACGTGATAGCCCACCTTAATTATTGCAGATCCAATGCGATCAAATACATATTTAGGGCTGGTTGCAAAGACAAAACTAAGGAGATGGAAGACCTTAAAAAAGCCCAGTGGTGCATTAACAAGGAAATATCCATGCTTGAACAGGGACGCATACTAAAACAGCCATGACACAAGAACAACAACTTCTCGTTGCCATAATTGCTTGCGTAGCATTCACTTACTTCATGTTAGCTCAAAGACGATGAGTGCATTTCAAAAAGTAGGAGAAATTAAAATATATGGAGACACATGGGAATTTGGATGGGGGTATTGCGG